ATCAATGCTGTCCCACATTTCAGGTTACATTCTTAGATGAAGCACAGGATCTAAGCCCTCTACAGTGGGACATAGCCCACGCCCTAGATAAGAAGTCCAAGTTCATGTTTGCAGCTGGGGACGATGACCAAGCCATATATAGATGGGCCGGAGCTGACGTAGAACATTTCATAGCCTTAGACGGCTCAAGCGAAACTCTGTCGCAGTCATTCCGTGTACCAAGATCCATACACGCCGTAGCAGAGCAGATAGTCGGCAGGATAAAACACAGATACCCAAAGCGCTACCAGCCAAAAGACGAGAATGGATCAGTCAAGCACATAGCCCGTATAGATGATCTTGATCTATCTGAAGGGCAGTGGCTTATCATGGCTCAGGCCGGTTACATACTGAACCCAGTCGCTGAGACCCTGAAGTCTCTGGGGTTACTCTATAATCACAAAGGTCACAGATCTATCTCAGCTAGAATATCTGCGGCAGTGAATGGCTGGGAACAGCTCCGTAAGGGGCGGTCTATTACACTTGAAGCGGCTCGTGATGTTTACAGCTACATGAGCACCGGTACACGGGTCAAGCGTGGGTTTAAAAAGCTGTCTGGATTAGATAGCGATGTATTACTGGACATGAACTTCTTGCAAGAGCAGTGCGGTTTGCTAGTCGGCGATGAGCTGATATGGCACAAGGCGCTCGATAGGTTGCCTGAAGAACAGCGTGTGTACATAACAGCGTTGTTGAGACGAGGAGAGAAGTTCAATGCAGAGCCCCGCATCACAGTGTCCACGATACACGGAGCCAAAGGCGGAGAGGCTGACAATGTAATCTTGTTTACAGATCTATCTCCCGCGGCTGACGAGGCTTTTCGTATAGGCAACGACGATGTTCACAGAGTATTTTACGTTGCAGTAACACGAGCTAAACAAAATTTATACATTATAGAACCGGAGGACAACAATAGGAGTTACTACATATGAAAACTTATGAACAAGCTAAAAAGGAGATGGTAAGTCAGATAGAAAACTTGCAAGAAGTTATTAAATTTCTAAGAGAAAACGCCTATTACGAAAAAATTTGTGGAAGTTGTAGCGCTAAAATGCGTTTAAGAGTAAACGATTTTAGAGCTAATGAAAGAAAATTTTGTAATGATGCTTGTAGAGCTAGAGATCAAAGACGTAGAGATAAGAATAAATGAGTAAAAAAAAACCACCACACATTAGATTTTATTGCAAAAAATGTAAAAAGCTTGGGAGACAAAAAGATTTCATAATGCCTGTTAACAATTTAGATGGAATAAAAGGTATTAGTATGGCTTGCATAAATTGTTTACACGATAAAGGGTATAGATTTAAAGGATGGTATAAGGGAGATAAAGATGAGACACCTAGAGTACATGAAAATGAGATTAAAGGAGGAAGAGATGAAAGACATGGTAAACCATCCTGAGCACTATACAAGTAGCTCAGTCGAAACCATAGATATGATTGAATCTATAACAGCTGAGGGCTTTCATTATTACCTTGAAGGTAATATACTCAAATACTTAGCGCGTTATAGACACAAAAACGGTATCCAAGATTTACAGAAAGCACAGTGGTACCTTAACAAACTTATAGAGGTACAACATGACACTTCAGATGGCGATGTTCACACCGAAGTCAGAATGGATTCCACCACACGAACTCCCTGACATTACTGGTGCTAACACAATAGCAATAGACGTCGAGACCAGAGACCCTGATATTAAACAGAGCGGCCCCGGATGGCCCACTGGCAACGGCGAGATTGTCGGCTACGCTGTGGCTACCGAATATTGGAAAGGCTACCTACCAATCAAGCATATGGGCGGTGGTAATCTCGATGAGCGTATAGTCAATAACTGGATGAAGAAAGTCTGTGAGTGCCCAGCTGATAAGATCATGCACAATGCACAGTACGATGCCGGTTGGCTACGGCGCACGGGTTTTACAATCAACGGCCGTATCATTGATACTATGGTCATTGCATCACTACTTGATGAAAACCGCTTCAGCTTCAGCCTGAACGCTCTAGCCTACGACTATCTAAATAAAACCAAGTCTGAAAAGGGGTTGAGCGAAGCAGCAGTCGAGTTTGGCGTAGATCCCAAGGGCGAGCTCTGGAAGCTACCGTCAATGTATGTAGGACCGTACGCCGAGACCGACGCCGAGCTGACACTGGAGCTCTGGAACTGTTTCAAGTCGCTTATGTTACAAGAAGACATACAAACCGTCGTCGATCTGGAGCTGAAGGTTTTGCCGGTCCTGATTGATATGACATGGCGCGGTGTTCGTGTAGATACAGACCGCGTTGAGCGGACCAGAGATTACTTATTAAAAGAAGAAAAGAATGTGTACAAGCAAATCAAGGACCTGACTAACGAAAACGTCGAGATATGGGCCGCCGCTTCCCTTGCCAAAGCCTTCGATAGTGTAAGCTTGCCCTATCCCAAGACTGACAAGGGCGCACCGAGCTTTACCAAAGCGTTTCTTGCCGAGCATACACACGAGCTACCTAAGCTGATCTTGCGCTGTCGTGAGCTAAACAAGACCCACGGGACATTTATCAGCACCATTATGAAGTACACCACGCCCCAAGGGCGCATACATGGGCACATAAATCAGATTAGATCCGACGATGGTGGCACGGTATCAGGGCGAATCAGCATGAACCACCCCAACTTACAGCAGATACCGGCCCGTGATCCACAGCTTGGTCCGATGATTCGCTCACTGTTTCTACCTGAAGAAGGCGAAAAGTGGTGTAGTTTAGACTACTCGCAACAAGAACCACGGATCTTGGTCCATTACGCTAACGCTTACGGCCGATCATTAGGTAACGAGCTCAAGTCAGTTAACGAATTTGTCCAAGGCTACGTCACAAATCCCGATATGGATTTCCATACGATGGTTGCAGAGATGGCAAAGATACCAAGAAAGCAAGCCAAGACTATCAATCTGGGCCTGATTTACGGTATGGGCGTCAATAAACTGTCCGATCAGCTCGATATAGGCGTCGATGAAGCCAAAGATCTTATCAAACAATACCATGAGCGCGTGCCATTCGTTAAGTTTTTGATGAATGGCGTGATGAACAAGCTAAATGGGCGCGAAAGTTCAGGGTCAATACGCTCTATTTTAGGCAGAAAGTGCAGATTTAACCTATGGGAGCCTGATAGTTTTGCTCTAAATAAGGCGCTACCGTACAAAGAAGCTGTAAATGAGTATGGTCCGACTACAAAACTAAAGCGAGCGTACACATACAAGGCGCTCAACCGGCTGATACAAGCCTCAGCGGCTGATATGACCAAGCAAGCTATGGTAAATATACACGAAAAAGGCATTATACCGCTGATACAGATACACGATGAGGTGGCTTTTTCATCAAACAGCCAAGAAAAAATAAAAATGGTTGCAAATATTATGGAAAGTGCCGTACCATTAAGTGTCCCTAGTAAGGTGGACATAGAAGTGGGGCCTTCGTGGGGCGAAACTAAAAGTAGTTCCTCCTTAGAAGCACCCCCAGTAACTCGCGTTGGGGGTGCTGATGAGTGAAGAGAGGTTTGAAGACTGTCCGATAGCCGTAAACGAGAAAGATTACGAGCGTCATATATCTGTTCCGTACTATGATTTTTATGTAAATGCCCTGAACTCGCACAAAAGAAGTGAAATTATCAGTCCGAGCGGTGTAAAAGCTGAGTACGGCGCCTATCAAAAGCCAAAAAAAGACTTATAATACAAGCTTTTTCTTGAAATATCATATAAAATCGCATAATATCCTACAAAAGGAGATAATTATGGATACAACCAAGTGGAAAAGTGTTCTTGTACCGATAGATGTCTACGAAAAGATTAAGGAATCTGCTAAAAAAGAAGGCCGGACAATAGGCGGCCAGCTCAGATACATATACTCACAGTATAAATCTGAAGAGCAGCAGAGAGTTGAAGAGTTCGTTGAAGCTAATATGAAGCGAATCAACCAAGTCTCTAAGTGATTCGTTCCTTATTTTGTATGATACTCGATACCTGAACACCTAAGTTATATAAAGCATCTGACATGGGCCCATCAGAAGCCTTTTTACCCCTACTAGATACAAATACCTCAACCGCCTCGTTAGTTTCTGGGTGGTATGATACACTAACGGCTAGTCCTTCTCCAACGTCAGTCGTGACACATGGTCTTCTGTTTGGTAAATCCATTTTTTGCCTCCTTTTTTCATCGGTCTATGGTTAATTTTGTGACATTTACAGGTCGATGCGTATTTTTTTCCGCCACAAGTACAACATATTGTCACTGGTCTACCCCTAAATGTTTGATTGGTCATAACTACTAACTATAAATAACTTTTTTTATAATAACAGTCTTGACTTTTATTTTTTTTTAAAAGTGTGTTACAGTGCAGTATGGACCCGTTAACAATTACCGCTGCTATGAGCGTGGCTAATAGCGCTTTTAATGCAATCAAACAAGGATTTGCCGCAGCTCGCGATATTGAACAAATGTCGGGAGACATCGGACGTTGGATGGGGGCTGTCTCTGATATTGACAATGCAGAAAAACAAGCAAAGAATCCTCCCCTTTTCGGAAAGTTGTTTAAAGCTGGATCTATCGAAGAGGCAGCTCTCGCTGCTTACGCAGCAAAGAAAAAGTTGGAAGAGCAGCGCTACGAGCTAAAGGTTTTTCTTAACATGACCTACGGGCCACAAGCTTACGATGATCTACTTAAAATGGAAGGGCAGATAAGAAAGCAACGACAAGAAACAGTGTACAAACAGCAACAGCTTAGGCGTCAGATAGGAGAAGCGGTAACTTGGTTGATAGTTGTATCTATTATCGGTGGTTTTGCTGTACTGGTGGCCGGTATCTGGATAAAAGAAGCACGAGCCGATGGTAAAATGTACAATGCACCAAAAGACTACACTTATAAACAAAAGGTTTGGCAAGGCAAAATTACAGAGAAAAAGTATACAACTTGCCGGTTAAAAAAAAGAGTTACATCAAAATATACAGATAAAAGAGCGTGTATTTATCAGGGCGGTAACAAAACATATACCATGATGATCGAAACATGGTGTCCAAAAAAATATAAATGCATATATGATCCAAACGGTACTGAGCCTGATATAGACAAGGTTATGGAAAGTTTGAGAAGTATAGGTAAAAAATAATAGTTTGACAGCGTATACAAATATATGCGATAACAAAGTTAAGAGTAAATGATTTCGTAACCTTTTCATTTGCTCTTATCCTATATAAAATGTGAGAAAAAGCTCCGAGTTTCGTGTCCTCCATGTTTCCTCGGAGTTTTTTTTATTGACAAACGTATAAGATAAATCGTATACCTGGAATCGTGGAGTGTTTAGCTCGTTCAGGACTGTGGTAGATCTCAGTATTTATCTTAGTGACGTAACCTCAAGGCGCTCCACACGAAACTTATATAGGAGAAAAAATTGGAAAATATTAAAAAATTTATTGTGACTGCCACGATGGACGTAGGTTATAAAACTATGATTATGGCAAAGAATGAAGATGAAGCATGGGAAATTGCTAAAGATAGTGATTTCGCAAATTGGGAAAAAACAGACAATGGACATGACTGGACTTTAGAGAATGTTTATGAGGAGGATGTAAATGACTAATAAAAAAGAAGACTGGGAAATAAAGCGAGATAAAGAGATCGCAGAAAAACAAAAAGCTATGGGAGCTATGACTGTCGGACAGCTACAAGCGGTTCACGATGCTTACGAGGCTATAAACACGGCTATGATTAGCATAAGAGATATCAATGACCTGATGTTATCTGATATTAAAGATCTTGATGAGGCTTGTTACAAATTATTTGATGAATTTAATATGAGGGGCCGAGATGATTAGAGAACAAGAAGGCAAGTTCAGCTGTATCGATTGTGGCTACATCTACAGCTCCATGCTTGGAGATGACGAAGTTCCTGAGACTTGTAGTCAATGTGACGTTTACTACGACGATGGTAAAGCAGTATATAATCACAAGCCGATTGACGATGATAGCATTGAGCCTAACAAAGAATGTAGTCAATGTGATACTGAGTATACTTGTTTTGATTGTGAAATAGATCAAATCAGGACAAGATACCCTGACGCTCGGTATGTAGATAGTGATGAATGGGTAGTGCCTATAAATGTCTGAACAAAACAAAACGCACGCGGTTATGTCCCAACGGCACGAGGATCAGGATAGTCTCGATTACTTTCCTACCCCGCCTTGGGCTACCCGTGCTCTGTTTGAACACATACTAAAGCCCAATTTTATTTTTCCGCAACAACCCGACGATGACTTTGTTAAATATACTTGCCTAGAACCAGCTTGCGGCGCCGGTCATATGGCCAAGGTCCTCGAAGAATATTTCCCTGAAGTTATGTCATGTGACATAGCTGATTATGGGCAAGATCGTATCGCAGACTTTCTATCCAAGGACGTCAACGAAGAATACGATTTTATTATCACTAACCCGCCGTTCAATCTAGCTGAAGAATTTGTACTCAAGGCCCTACCCTTGGCTAAAGAATCTACGGCTATCTTTGCTCGGACACAATTCATAGAAAGCGTAGGTCGATATGAAAGACTATTTAAACAAAACCCGCCAACGATTATTGCTCAATTTACAGAACGAGTTCCAATCATTAAAGGTCGTTTGTCAGCAAATGCTTCAACAGCTACAAGCTATGCTTGGTTCATTTGGGAGAGCTCTCAAACACGGGTTCCAAAATTTAAAACTGAAGTTCAATGGATCCCACCAACAAGAACCAAACTTGAACGGCCGGCCGACTATGAAGAAAGTTTGGCAACTCCACATCCTCGACCCACGCGTCACGCCTCGCAAGGAAACCTTTTTGACTGAGATCCGGCGAATCATTCGTAAGCGAATCGGAAAAAATAAACTCGAAATTTAATTTTTCTAAAAAAACTGAATATCTAAGTGCTTGTTTTTATTGAAGAATATTAATTCTTGAATAAATTTCTAATTGTGGTACTATTAAATATGGGAGAAATCTCATATCTGTTTGAAATTGTTGGTGTCAAAAAACTTTTGGTTTAGGCCAAAGCAGTTTCTTATTTTTAATCACATAATATAGGAGAGCGTAATGCTTAATAACAAAAGACATTTATTAGAAAATGGTTTTTCTTTCTTAGCTGTAGAAATAGGAGCTACGGGAGATTGGTCAAGAGATGTGGATTTACAAAAATGTATTTCTAGGGTTTCAAAAAGACCAACCTTTATAACTTTATACTATGCCCATATAAGCACTAAGGTTAGTTGGGATGGTGGATTAGATTTTTCACTTGAACATAATCTTCCTATTTGCTTAGGTGTTTATAAAGTAAAAGGAAAACAAAATGGTTTTACATTACAAGGACTAGATGAAAAGATAGCCAAAGAATGTTTAGCCAATCCTGATGGTTATACCTTACAAGGATCGGATCCTTACAAAGACAATAAGGAGTACATAGACAAATACAACAAAGATATGTCTGAGTACGATAAGAAAAAAACAGCTTAGTACAAGAAGGGGAGTGACAAAAGTTACTCCCCTTTATATATAGAGCTGAAAATAAAAAAAATATTTTTTATTAAAAATAGGTGTAACTGGTGTAACTTATGTAACTTCCTTCTGTAATCGTTACTCAGTAAGGGTTTTATTGGTTACATAAGTGGTTACACCTCTGTTTTCAAATATGTAACCTTCTTAAATCAATTTTGGCCTTAATGGGCCTCAAAAAGTTTTTTGTAAAAAAATAATTTCTGGTGTATATATAGAGATATGAATAATTTGAAGCCTATTAAAAAAGGTCGGGGAAGGCCTAAAGTAGATATTCATAGTAAGCTAACTAGAAAACAAGAGCTGTTTGTAAAAGAACTTGTTAGCAACGATGGAACAATAACCATGAGGGAAGCTGCGATTAATGCGGGCTTTCCAGTTTCTTCTGCTCACACTCGTGCATATGAAATGACTAATCCTGATATATGTCCTCATGTTTGTAGGGCAATACAGATTTATCGTGACGAGCTTGATGAAAAGTATGGTGTTACATACAAAAGACATTTACGAGACTTACAAAGAATAAGAGATGTTGCACTAGAGAATGGTGCATATT